TAGCGTCTTTTAGTGACCATTCTGGGTCAGCGAAATCATGCGGCTTTAGAAATACGTCTCTAATCTCGCCCACTTCTTCCGTCACCTTCATCCATTCGATTTTAGGATTGCCTTTGTCCAGACCATGACTAATAGCCCACTCGTTGACCTTAGTGATTAACTCTGAAAATGTGTTATTAGTGTCGTAATCTAGCAAGTAAGAAATCGACACATCGAAGCAATCAGCTAACTTTTGGAGCTTATCTGCGCTACTAAAACCGTATTTTTCCCAGTGGATAATCGTTCTCTTTGTGACACCAATCAAATCAGCCAGCTCCGCTTGCGTCATCTTCCGTGATTTTCTTAATTTTTTAAGTCTGTTCACTTTTAATCACCTCCTTCATTCGCCACCAAACAGCACGCGCCAAGCATAGACTACAGCTACGACCATCAAGACGAATTTAATCGTTTCCATCGTCCACCTCCTTAACTTCCACGCCTGGGCAATCGAAAACCCAGCCGAAATCAGCATCTTCTAGCTCTTTGCGGGTGTGGGTTACTCTGAAACTATCCAGTCCTGTGTCGTCATCGCCAAAGACATACTTGTTTGAAAGTTTATAGAGGTTCAAAAAGTTCCTGCCTTCTACAATCCCTTTGATTCTAACTTCGTATTTAGCCTCTTTCTCGACCTCGTAGCCATCTAGCCACGCTCTAGCGAAAATTTCTTGGTTTGTCTCTGTTCCTAGAAATTCTTTTAGTTTTGAACAATCTTCTTGACTTTCATAATTGTAAAAATCTATATCACTAATAAATAAAGCCCGACCCAGATTAACGTTAGTAAATTTACAATACTCAATCCAATCCGCAACATACTGCGGTACTACTGGTTTCTCGAAAAACGAATCATATAGGTCTTCTGCGTAAGCTACCGAAATGCGTGCTACCTTTGATAGTTTCTGTACTGCTTCGTCTTTGTTCATCATTTCGTACTCTCCTTATAAATGATTAATGCTGATGTATGGTAATATGTAGCACTAACACCACTGTCGGCCACGGCTGAAACATTTGACTGATATTTGATATCAATGATTTCAATTTGTGGATTCTCTTTGATAAACCCATTAATCAAATCGTCGATTTCTTGGTAATTAGTAAATCCATATTCAACCTCTAACCACTTCGTTCTAATCATCGATTTCCTCCATCCATACAGTGGCATCATCTACTGACATGCTTAACTTTTTCAACGCTTCAACGTGTTTCAGTGCCTTCGTTTTATCCATGAAATGGCACTCCTTAACATCATCCATCGTTCGTGCTACTCGTACTATCCACCGCATTCGACTAACTCCACTGTATATAGCTTAGAATTTCGATATTTAACACCTCGTAAGCGATGCAATTCGTTGATAGCGTCATTCTTGTTGCTAAAAATATGCTCACTGTCTGGCATATTGTCGTAATACACGATAACTTTATATTTCATAGCTTTACTAATCTCCTTCCGTTTTCACTGGTTCTACGAGCGTATACTGGTGTCCCGTAGTAACCGATTGTGCTAGCTGACACACCCAATTGTTCAGCGATTTCACGCTTAGTTCCCATCGCCAGTAATTCCTCACCCTTATACAAGGCATATTCCTTTACTTGCATAGTTCAACCATCCTCGTTAGTAATTCTTCATCCGGTAACTGCTCTAGTGTTAGAATCCGATTGAGTTTCTTTGCGTTGATACCCAACTTAGCGCTGATATATTCCATATCTTCGTGATTAGCCCAGAACCACCTCGAAAACTCTTGCGTTTGATCTAATACGCTAGTATGCCCGTAGTTGCCCGGCGCATACACACCAACCAACTTGTCTTTGTACTTGCTATTCATTCAAGCTCCTTGATTTCAAATTCAATGCGTGGATTAGGACTGTACTTCTTGCGAGCTCTCAAATCGCACACAATACTGTCATCCGTCCAAACAATCCCTTTCTTATCGACCTTGTTATAACCAGCTTTTGAGATACTATCAAAGAGCGATTTGACAAGGTTATCAACGTCTGGAGTTTTCGCATGCCAAAGTGTTTCAGCCATAAACCGCTTGAATGCGTCCCACGTTTTAGCTCTAGCCTTTGGTGTTGGCTTTTTTGATACGCTCAGCGGTGCTTTCATGTAGAAAACGACATTGACTGAAATTGGACCGTCAAAGAATTGCCCGTCATATTCTTGTTCGATAAGTTGTGAGCAACTACGTCTCCACGCCTTCATTTTAGGGTCTTCATAAGTTCCAAACTTGCTAAATCGCGGCCTAGTTTGTGGTTTAGGCTCGATGTTTAAAGTCATTTTCATGTTTTCACCCAATTAGAATGGCAAATCGTCACTGCTGATATCCATTGGGTTTGCGTTTCCGTATGGGCTGCTTTCCCTTGCAAAGTTTGGGCCTTGCCGTTGCGGTACTTGTTGACCATAAGGCCCTGCATAGCCGTTATCATTCCCAAACGCTCCAGACGTGTTGCCTTGAGTTGCGCTACTACCTTCACGCGCTGCACGGCTTTCTAGCATTTGGAAGTTCTCAGCAACTACCTCAGTCACATACACCCTTTGGCCCTGCTGATTCTCATAGCTACGTGTCTGAATGCGTCCAGTAATGCCAATCAAAGCGCCTTTTTCAGCCCAGTTAGCCAAATTCTCAGCTTGCTGACGCCAGATAACGCAATTGATAAAGTCTGCTTCACGCTCACCGTTAGCGTCTTTGAAGTTGCGGTTAACAGCTAGGCTAAACGTAGCTACTGCGACATTGCTAGGCGTGTAGCGTAGCTCTGGGTCTTTGGTTGTCCTTCCAACCAATACGACATTATTGATCATTGATTTTCTCCTAGAATTTCATAGTTCACAAAGTTATCATCAAGCAACTTAGCGAATTGGTGCCATTGATTTTCACCGCCGTTGAACGTAAGAGCTAGATTGACCTTGTACTGCTCAACGGGTTTGCTAGGTGCTTCCTCTACCGGCTTAGTGTCTTCGATAACCTCACCAGTTTCAGCATTGACCGCCTTAATTTCCTCGTTAGCTGATTGCTTAGCCATTGCTTCAATTTCTGCCAAGCGTGCCGCTTCTGCTTTCGCTTTGGCTTCTGCTTGCTGCTTGCGTTCAATGGCTGCATCACGGTCCTTTTTCATTTGCTTCAAGATTTCAACTAGAGGTGTATCGTTCTGCAGCGCTCTAGTATAAGGCTCAACTGGTAGCTCATAATCAAGGGCCTGTTCCTCAATCATGGCAACGTTAGCCTTGTATTCTTCCAGTCGGTCATACTCAGCCAAAACAAGAGCGTCAATCTTTTCTTCTGTCGCTTTTTTGAGCTTCATTTTCTTATCCATGAAGTCACCGACCTTAGAAAATCTCTCGTACTTGTCCTTGAATGTGTCCTTGTCTAGTCCGGCTAGCTCGCATTTGCTTTCAAATACCGATCTAACGTGGTCAATTCGCAGCATTTTTTTGTGTTCTTTGACTTCATCACGTTTAGCACGTAGCTTTTCAAGGAGTGTCTCCAACGGCTCTAGCGAGGTCGTTAGTTTAGATTCAAACTCAGTGAGTGGGTCTTTGTAGATCCTGCCGATTTCCTTACGCTTGTCATCGAGTTTGTCGCCAAGCCCTTTGAAACGTGTGATTTCTTTTAAGACCTCGTTATATTCCAAGTTGTCTAGTTGCTCGTCTGATAGCTCGCTAACTGCCGCTTGAATAGCTTTGTCAAATGCTTCAAAATCAAAGTTAATCGTTCCCGGCGTATATACCGGCTCGATTGTTTCAAGAAAATTGTTTGTTACGTCCTTCATGTCTTATCCCTTTCGATTGTTAATTTGTGTTCGAATGTCGTTAGTTACCACATCGAATCCTGGCACTAGTAACTCACGTAAAGTATTAAGTTTGTATTTTTTGAGATAGTAATTAGCTACCGTTTCGGTTGCTTGCCCCGTAATTAGAGCTAGCTCATTGATTTGCTGCATGATAAGGTCATGTTGCTCGTTGCTAATGAAGTTAGGTTGATGATCGCTTCTTGACTCATAGCGTGCTTGTTGCGGTTGTGGCTGTTCTTCCACTTCCTCAGTGTCTTCGACTAGTTCTGGCTC